ATTAACAGAATCTGTATTATTAACAGAATCTGTATTATTAACAGAATCTGTATTATTAACAGAATCTGTATTATTAACAGAGTTTGTATTAATACCAAAGTCAGACATTACTTTTTGAGTCATTGTTATAAATCCAGAACTAGTTTTAGTTCCTTCCAAATAGATATTAAATACTTTTCCTAAATTAAATACTTTTAAAAAACTAAATCCAAGCATCAATCCAGTAATAAATTGTGATGACATAGTTCCATCAATAGTAATATTATTTATATCTTCTATAACTAAATTTCCAGGTTTAATTGTTAGAGGTAAACAAATATTATCTTCTGTTTGATTATATTCAATATTGCAACCATACTTGTTTAAACTTTTAACAAGTGGCCCAATAGGTCTTTTCCTCATATCTTCATTACCATCAAGTGTAATTTCTTCTTTTGTTAGTAATGCCAGTATTGGTAATAGAAATCTAACAGATGTACCAGAATTTCCTAGGTAATAATGACCTTGAGGATATAAAATACCTGGTACAATAGTTACTTTATTATCCTCTTCAACTAAATTAATACCAGATTGTTTTAAGGCCGAAATCATTAATTCTGTATCTTCTGATTTTAAAATATCATTAATAACCATATTATTATCTTGAAACATACTCGCAAGTACTCCACAAATTAGAGCTCTATTAGTAATACTTTTAGATGAAGGTACATTAATAGTTTTTGATACTGTTTTATTAAATATATTATTTTCTAATTTAAAATAGTTTGAAGTTATAAATTTCCAATTATCTAAAGTCCATTTAATAATTCGAGGTTTGCCAATACATTCCAATGTTACTAACCTATCTGATTTTTTATCTTTGGTTAAATAAAAATATAATAATTTATATCCATGATTACTGGTATAAGTTAAATTCTTATCTTCCATTATCAGTTTCCATTTTTTTAGTAATTTAAGAACTTGTTGCATGGTAGATAAGGTTGGATATCCATAATAATAATTAGAATACTTCATTTCCTCTATTATTCCATCTGCTACTGCAAATCCATGTAATATTTCTTGTGACAATTCTAATGCATGACCCCANGTATGTCCTAAATTTAATAATTCTCTTTCTCCGTTAGTATCCTGTAAATCATCTTTAATAATTGCTAATTTATAGTTTGCTGATAATTCTATAATTTCTTTTAAATGTTGCCAATTATCAGGGTCGGAAGTATTAACTAGTTGATATAATTTCCCTCCTTTCAACAAGGCCATTTTAATAACCTCTGCCATGCCATTAATTTTATGTTTTTCAGGTAAACTTTCCAACCATCTAATATCAATAATTATATCTTTAGCTTGATATATAGAACCAATCATGTTTTTACCATAAATATTATTAACTCCTGTTTTTCCTCCAATACTAGAGTCAACCATAGATAACATTGTAGTAGGAACATGTACTACCTTAATACCTCTCATGTACGTGGAAGCCACAAATGCAGTCATGTCACCTATAATACCACCACCTATTCCAAAAATAGTATAACTTCTATCAATATTATTCTCAAATAGAAAGTTAACAATATTTTCGTAAGAATCCATAGTTTTATTTTTCTCAATTGATTCTAAAATAAAATATTTATCAGAACCAATGAAAGAATTAATTCTATTTTTCCAGATATCAAATAGATTTTTATCAATTACCCATACCCTTTTATCATTATCGGTTAAATAGGATTCTATTTCTTGGTAAATTATCATTATAACTTATGTTAAATTATCTTTAACCAAATTTGATTAATATATCATCATTATGTTACTTTGCAGATAAATCGATTTCATACAATAATGACAATCAAATAAAAATTGATAATATTAATAATAAATATTAATATTATAGTTCTTAATGTTAGAAGCTATCGAAACTAACGAAAATAAATCTAGTACTCTAGTACCAACAGTAAATAATAATACAGAAAAACCTAATAAAATATGCGAATGGTGTATGATTATTATATCAGTGATTATTTGCTTGGGGATAATAGGTGCTGCATTTGCATATATTATATTAGCGATCATATATCTTGTTCAAGATTATGATATTGCAAATGAATGTAAAGGTTCATCACTATGGGCGTATGTTCTAACTGCTGTTATTCTTGGATTCTTCCGCAGTAATGCAAAACCTAAAGAGAAAGATAATAATACATGTGTATTAATATTTTTGGGTCTCATTGAATGCGGATTAGCTATTTGGGGCGGTATAGAGCTTTGGGAAAAATCATGCAGTGATCTAAGTGATACTAACTTATGGGAAATAGGGTTAGTTACATTTGTTCTTCAAGTAATTTGTGCAACAGTATTCTTAGTCATTATCCCTATTATAATGTGTTGTATTGCTATTAAAGATTCAAAACAATATAATACACCGACTCATCTGCTTGATATAGTCTAAATTATTTTATTATATAAATTGTACAATTTGTAATTCAAAAAAATTTCAAATAAATTATAACAAGATTAGATGAATAACTATGCGACTCATTGATAAAATATATATCATATTATACAGAAAAAATTCTAGAAGATATCTGACGTTATTTAAAAAACAATTTGGATAATTTTTTTAGCAACGGGAATCATATATTCTATCAAACTAAATCCTGCATCTATAGTATCCAAATAAAACTGATATAATAAAAGACAAATTAAAAACATTTATATTTGAAGATTAAAATTTGATTAAAGACTTGATTAATTTAGTTTTAATGTACAATATTTCAAAAAGAATAGGTGGAAATATCCTTAATAAATCGTTAATTAAAACGGATCCTTTAATTTATAATTTAATTCATGAAGAGAAAATTAGACAAAAATATAGTTTAGAATTAATTGCTTCAGAAAACTTTACTTCAACTGCAGTACTGGAATGCTTAGGGTCCGTTTTAACTAATAAATATTCAGAAGGATTACCTGGAAAGAGATATTATGGTGGAAATAAATATATTGATAAAATCGAAAATTTATGTATTAACCGAGCTTTAGAAACATATAGATTAGATAAAAATAATTGGGGTGTTAATGTGCAACCTTATTCTGGTAGTGGAGCTAATATGGCAGTTTATAATGGGTTGTTGAATCCTCATGATAGAATTATGGGATTAGATTTACCATCTGGTGGTCATTTAACTCATGGGTTTTATACTAGTAAAAGAAAAATATCAGCTACATCAAAATTCTTTGAATCAATGCCATATCAAGTTAAAGAAGATGGATATATTGATTATGATGAATTGGAAAAACAAGCTCGAATATTTAAACCTAAATTAATAATTTGTGGATACAGTGCTTATCCAAGAGATTTAGATTATGAAAGATTTAGAAAAATTGCTGATATTAATAAATCTTACTTACATTGTGATATGGCACATTTTAGTGGATTAGTTGCTACACAGGAAATATCAAATCCATTTGAATATTGTGATATTATTACTACAACAACCCATAAAACTCTAGCTGGTCCTAGAGCCGGAATGATATTCTTTAAGAAAGAGTTTGAGACGTTAATTAATGATTCTGTATTTCCTGGATTACAAGGAGGGCCTCATCAGAATGTTATAGCTGCAATCGCTACTCAGTTAAATGCGGTGCAGAAACCAGAATTTAAAATATATATTCGACAAGTTAAAAAAAATATTAAAGTTTTTGGAGAAGAACTAAAAACTTATGGATATAAATTACAAACAGATGGTACTGATAATCATCTCTTATTAGTAGACTTGAGACCTAATAATATTTCAGGTAGTAAAGTAGAGAGAGTAGCCGAATTAGTAGATATATCTATTAATAAAAATTCTGTACCAGGTGATAAATCAGCACTGAGTCCAGGAGGTATAAGAGTAGGTTCATCTTCTTTAACATCTAGAGGATTTAAGGAAGATGATTTTAAAAGTGTAGCAGGATTATTACACGAGGTAATAGAACTTGCTTTAAAAATTCAAAATAAAAGTGGAAAAAATATGGTTGAATTTGAAAAATATTGCATAGATGATACATTTTCTGATGAAATTTTTAGATTAAAAAATTCCATTAATTTTTTTGCATCTAGTTTTGAATTATATGATTAATTTTTCAAAATAAAAATTGATATATATATTATTTTCATCAGTTGATATTTTATGATAATGTCATTATATAATTATATTAATATTATCCTTATATTATTACTACTAGTTAATTCATCTATACAACTTGAATATACAATTACTTTGCCAGTTAGTCATATTGAACCGAATATATCTGTTATCTTATCAGATATAGATACGGTCAAGAGCGGGACCCAATTATTAATGTGGTTTCACTTTATGTAGAAAAAGTATTCAAGTTCTTGGTATCAAGTTCTTGAATATTAGCTATCTTTTTATTATCTCTTTCGATAATTGCTTTTAGACTTTTAATTTGTTTTTTAAGATCTTGATTTTCTAACCGTAATAATTTATTCTGATTATTAATTTCAGAATCTTTTTTTCCACGAGATAGTATATTTCCCATAGAATTTCTTATTATACTATATATTTTATTTTTAATCTATAATTTTGGATTTTATTTAATAGTTTTCCATACTTGGCTTACATTTGTTTAGGTTATATACATTGTTATTAAATAAGGATGACATATAACTTAAAAAAATATCTATTAACACTTTACTTTGTTTATGGGAACTATTATTTATTAAAATATCCTGTATCTAAAGGTGAAACTATTACAGTATATTTTAAAGATGTTTAATTAATAAAAGGTTAATAAATTATTATCTTTTTATTTCTTATTTTTTATTGTACATTTAGAATCAATAGTTAAACTTTTCTTTTTACTAGATTTAGGTACTATATTTAGAACACATTTTGATTTGACACCATATAATGGTGTAGTACATCCTTTTTCAATTTTAGTATCTTTTTTGGGTTCATCATTTAAACATCTAGAACGAAAATGTTCATATCTATCTCTAACTTGACAATAAGTTAGTCCAGAGTCTTTTCCTAGATTTTTATTTACCATTTCATGTAACTTGTAAACAAATCTTGATAAAGTATCTCTATCTTTAAAAATGTTCTTCCCAAATTTTAATACTTTTAGATTATCTTTATAATTATCTCTACAATATTTACACGGTAATACGTTTTCTAAACTCTTAAAGTATTGGTAATAGTCTTCTTTTTGTTCTTTATTAGGTTTAATTGAATAATTAAAACTGATAGTATGCAAGGTATGCCACATTGGTGGACCCCATATTGCAGTCATCATTCCATCACCTGAATTATAATGTTCTTTATTAAAAGTACTCATTAATATTATCAAGATTTTATATTTTAATGAGTAAAAAATCTAAAGTATATTAATCGATATGGATAGAAGCAATGTATCTCATAATTATAATAGATGTTATATTAACTTTTTTGTATTGCTATTGTATGGTCATCGCCACATACAATAAATTGAATGTTATCTAATTTTATATCACTAGGAACATTTAATTGATTTTTTTCTTTACCACCCCAAATTATAACACTACCATCATTCCTCAAGGCAACACTGTGATTTTCTCCACAATTAATAGATTTAATATTTTCTAATTTTTGATTATATGTAATATCTTGTTCAAAACTCTTATTACCCCAGATAACACATGTACCATCTTTTTTTAATGCAACATTATGAAATCGCCCACATGCTACATCAATCACATTTTTTAATTCACCATAAATAGGCAAGTCGCATTGGTCAAACTCATTTGAACCCCATGCTATTACTGTATCATCCTCTTTTATTGCTACATTATGAAATCCACCGCAAAAAATCTTTTTAATATTCTCTAATTTTACATCTTCCATAAATACTTGTTGGCCGTTATCATTATTACCCCATGAAACTATAGTACCGTCATGTTTTAAACCAATGGTGTGATTAAAACCACAAGCAATACTTTTAATGTTAACAAGCTTTGTATCACTTGGTATATTTCGTTGACCATATTCATTATTTC